GTAGAGCGAGGGTGAGACAGTCCTACTGCTTGCGCGCTTCCTCGATCAGGTCCCGCAGCACCGTCTTGGTCTTGTGCGACGGCGCGATGCCCAGTCGCCTGGCCTCGGCCTGCAGCTCCTTGAGGGTGAGCGCGGTCAGGTCTGGCTCAGCCCTCGCTGCCTGCCTGATCCTCGCGGCCACCTGCTCGCCGTCCGCGACAACCTCAGCAACGACCGGAACCTCCGACTCGATGGCCTCCAGGATCCCGGGCCCGGTGGAGAGGTTGACGTGCGCGAGGGCACCCAGCCCGGCGAGGATCAGACCGACGAGCCCGGTCTCGGGATCGATCGTGATGTCGCCGATCTGGCCGTGCCCGGTCGCCTTGAGGATCAGGGCTGCGACGAACACGAGCGCACCCAGGATGACCGCGATGCGGTAGACCCAGACGCGTGCCCGGGCAGGCAGGATGCGGTCCACGGTGCCGAGTTCGGCGGTGTATGTGGTGCCGGGAGTGGTCGTGCTCATCGCTTCTCCTTGAGGTCGAACGAGGCCCACCGGAACGGGTGGTCGGTGTGGAGGCCGGCGTGGTGGTTGCCGTGGCTGACGGGCGTGACAGTGACGCCGGCTGCTGGGATGACGGCGAGCTGCATCATCTTGGCGAGGTTGGAGCCGGACACGGGGAGCACCTGTACCTGGGCGTGATGCCAGACCACGCGGGTCAGTGCGTTGAGGTCGCCACCGACGACGACCGTCCAGCCCTTGGCGTGCAAGCGCTCGATGCGGCGCTCGATCTTGCTGATCTCCTTGGCCGCCAGCCGCTTGCGTGCGTCGTGGGTGGCGTCGGCGCGGGCGTACTCCTGCCACCGGGAGACCAGGTGGGTGGCGATGTAGGCGACCCGGCTCGGATGGTGCTTGACGATGGTGGCGTACCGGTTGGGCGTGACCTTCGCGATGCCCTTGGTCAGCAGCCGGGAGAGTGCCTTGACCCGCACGCCACGACGCAGCGAGACCGGGCACTCGCGCGGGAGGCCGTAGGGTTTGTAGCCCTTCTTCTTGCCGTGCTTGCGCCAGGACTGCCGGTAGTTCTTGAACGCGATCTCGGCCCCGAACACCGCATCGGCCGCCTTCTTTCCGGCCAGATCGAACAGGGCCGCGATGTCGGAATCCACCTGGGCGGCCGACATGCGCGGGACCGACTTGATGTTCGCGACGATGACCGTGTGGCGGGTCACTTCTTGCCGCCGATCTTCGCGGCGAGCTTGAGCGCGGCCTTGAGGTGGTCCTTGATCACACCCAGCCGCTTGACGCGCGTGCCCTGGCCCTTCGCCCTGGCCTTCTTCCGGTCGACGGTGGCCTGCTTCTTCGCAGCCTTGAGCGCCGCCTTCTCGGCGGCGACGGGATCAGTCTTCGGCACGGGGACGACCTCCACTCCTGCGATGTCTCGGGCGTAGCCGTCGAACACGAGGCCCATCGCCTTGGTGACGGCCTCCAGGCGGCAGGTGCCGACGTGGCCGGGGGCGTACTGTCCGGCGTCGTTCATGTCGGTCGAGCGCACCCACACGTGGCCCGCGGCGTCGACCTTGACCACGACCGCGATGTGGCCCGGGTAGCCCGACTTGAGCTTGTGGCGAGCCGAAGCTGCAGCGGTGTGATGCCAGTGAGCGAGCATCCCGACCTCGGGTGTCGCCGAGGCGGCCAGCTTCTGCTTGGCGTTGAGCCAGTCGGTGTAGGCATACGGCTCACCGGATGCACGGCCAAGCCACCACTCCGCGCAGGTGTGCAGACAGGAGCCGGGGTCACAGCGGGTGGTCGTGTTCGCCGCGGCGAGCATCTGCGACAGGGTGCGGGGCATAGGTGCCTCCTGACATGACGAGAGCCCGCCGGATCGACGGGCTCGGGAGAGGGGATGGGTCAGTGGATGCCGGCGAGTCGCCCGGCCATGGACCCGAGGATTCCGCCGACAGCAGAGGCAGCACCGGTGATCATCCACAGCCGGCGCTCGACCGCAGATAGGCGGACGTCGAGCCCGTTGACCCGGATCTCGAGCTTGTCCTGGTCGCGGCGGCCCTGCTGGTTCTCGGTGATGAGCTTCTCGACGCTGCGGGTGCAGTGGATGACCTCGTTGTAGACCTGCGCCGGAGTGATGACCACCGATCCCTCGGGGACCTGGATCGGGTCGGGCAGGCTCACGACGCGCTCCCGTCAGCCGCAGCCTGCTGGGCAGCAACCTGGGCGTTGCGGACGGTCTGCACCGCGGCGAGGATCATGTCGTCGGTGATCACGTCGTCGCGGGCGCCGGTGTCGGTGCGGGTGCCGTCGGGGTTGTACATCGGCGCCTGTTCCCACTTCTCGGCCCAGCCGTCGGCGGAGACGATCGCGAGGATGTTGCTCTGGGCCCACGCCTGGGGTGGGAAGCCGCCAAGGTCCTGGGTGGCGGCGCACATGGTGATGCGCATCTGGAGGCTGCTGGAGCCGGCCATCGCGGCATTGGACGCATAGGACATTGGTTGCGGTCCTTCCGGGGTTATGCGGCCTAGGGCGCGCAGGGGTAGGTGATGCCGTCGAGGGCGACGTAGGCACCGGAGGCCAGCTGGAATGGCGTGGTGATGCACCAGATGCCGCTGACCAAGGCGAGGTAGACGCCGCTAACAGCGCCCTGGACATAGACCGGGAATAGCTTCTGACAGGCGTCGGCAGGTGCGGGAAGACCAGACGGGCCGGTCACCAGCCAGCTTCCGGCGGCCACCGTGGTGTTGGTCTTCACCATCCCGCTGAGGATCACCGTGTTGCCGGTGCGGTTAAGGGTCGGCCAGCCGTATGGAGCGCCATAGCCACCCACAACGGACGACATCTGCATGACGACAACGCCATTGGTGTCATCGCCTTGGATGACGCGACCGGCGAGTACATGGATGTCGCCGCCGACCTTGAGGTTTCCTAGGCTGATCTCGACAGCCGGCTCGGACGCCCACCCGGCCGCGTTGCCGAGCTTCTTCGTGGTAGTGGCAGTCGTGCCGGCGAACAGGTCGATCTCGGCGGTGTGGGGGTAGTCGCTCTGCATGGGCGAGGAGATCGCCAGTGCAGGTGCTCCGCTCGTCCCCCCGCCTGCGTTCCATGGTCCGACGACGCCCGGCGTCTCGCCACTGATGCCGTTGTAGAACGCGATATTCGACGGGTCGATGCTCCCGACAGCGTTGTGTCCGACCTCCATGCGACGGCCGGTGGTGCCGGTGCGCCAGAAGCCACCGACGAACGTTCCGGCGTCGACTTCCTTCGCGGTGAAGTCGAGGGTCGCGACCATGTGCTCGGCTTCGATCGTCTCGGCCGCGATCTTGTCGCCGGTGATCGTCTCGGCGCCGATCCGATCGGCGTCCAGCGTGCCGACGCTGATGGTCCCCGCGTCCACCGAGGCGATGGTCTCGTGCGACAACGGTGCCGCCGTCCACGTGTTTCCGCTGCCCGTGCGTGTCCCGGCGGTGCACAGGTACTGCCCGGTGATCGGGGAACTGTCATCGGCGCGCACCCACCACGTATCGCCCGGCAGACCCGGCGTGCTCGACGTCGGCGCAGCGGTGCCCCAGAACAACCGGTTGATCCCGTTCGCGGCAGTGATCGCACCGTCAGCGGTGGACTGGGCGGCTGCGGCTGCCGTGGCGGCGTCGAGGGCGGCCTTGTCGGTGACGGCGACCCAGGCACTTCCGTTCCAGCGCTTCGGGGTGTTCTGCGGGGTGCCATCTGATGCCGGAGTTTGGTCGATCCACAGATCAAGGCCACCGATGAAGAACGGCACCGGCACCGGAGTGTGGGTCAAGCATGCGTCGTCAAGCCAGAAGGTTCCCGCCGTCGTGAGGGTCACTTCGATGCGGTTGAAGCTTCCGGCCGTGTTCTTGGGCGCGACGAAGGTCAGCTGCTGCCAGTCACCTGTCGCGGCGGTCGTGTTGAAGGCTGGGGCCGGCGTCTGCTCGATGACTCCCGGGTTCACGTACTCGTGGGTCCGGTACCTGAAGGTCGAGCCGGCGCTTCCCTTCACCCACACACTCATGGTCTCGTCACCGAGCACACCGGATGAGACGACACCCTCGAAGCCGTTGACCACGCTATTGGCGACACCACCACCGGCGACGGTCGTGACGACCTTGAGCGAGCGCGTGCCGCTGTGCTTCTCGGAGGTGTCGTTGGACATCGAGGAGTTCGCGAATGCCGCCCATCCGGTGGTGCCATCCTCAAAGTCGGCGTTCTTGACGAGGTTGAACATCGCGCCATCGGCGGTCGTGGGCGGCGTCGCGCCGTAGAAGACACGGCCCTTGGATCCGGCCACCTCAGAGGCCGCGTCTGCCGCAGCCTGAGCGGCCGCCTGAGCCGCCACCAGCGCGGTCACGTTGGTCAGGGACACGTCGTCGAGCCAGACCGAAGCGCCCCCCGTGTACGACGCGTTGACGGCTGAGCGGATGTGTGTCACGCCAGCCGCGACGAGGTACTGGACGGTCTTGTACTCCCACGCTGCCGCTGTGGCCACGGAGTTGCTTATCAAGGCCGTGTCCGCCCACGTCGAGCCGCCGTCACTGGAGGTCTGGATCAGGGCGCCCACGTTGCGTGCGGTCGTGTCGGGAGAGCGCCGCCAGATGCCGATCTCCCACGTCTGGCCCTGCATCACCGGAACCGCACCGTCGCACATCCGGCCCGAGCCGGTGGTCGTGATGCACTGCGAGCCCGAGTGGTGCTGGGTCGTGTCGACACTGAACCCAGCCCCTTCGACCGTCCACCCCACCAGCGACCCATCCGCGTTGACGTATTCGAACGACCCGTTGGCCGCATAGTTCGACGCGCTACCGTTCGCCGAGGCCGCCCGATCCGCGTCCGCCTGAGTCACCGCCGCGTCGATGTCGGACTGGGCCTGGGTCAGGGTGGCGGAGAGCTGCTGGGCGAAGGTGTTGGTCTCGGAGATATCGGACTGCGCGGCCTGGACGGCGGCCTGGACGACGCCGGTGGCGATGGTGGCCTTCTGGTCGTTGTCGACGACCTTCTTTCCAACCTCGGCCACTTGGGTCGCCGTCGAGCTGAGCACCTGCCCGAGGCTCTTCGAGGCATCGGCTGTCGGGTTGAGCGTGACCGATCCAGTTGCGTCATAGGATGCCTTGCCGACCACCCATTCCTGCGCGAACCCGGGCATCAGCGCGCCCTGCATGTTGCGCCAGCCGTGGTGGCGGAGGCACAGCCCGGATCCCGACTCTGCAACAACGCGCCACGGTGCAACCGGCATGCTTCCGGCGATAGTCCGCACGTCTCCGGTGCTCAGGGTCACGCCGCCGTTGTAGGTGAGCGTCGGGGTCTTCGCAGCAAGCGTCTGGTTCGCGATGTCCTGCGCCTGGTCGGCGGTGAGGGGACCATGGGAGGTGATGTCTTCGGTCGCGAACTTCCTCGGCGTCCCGACACGTGCCGGAGAGGAAGCGAGGATCGCCGACTGGTAGAAGGTCGCCCCGTCGCCCACCGGCTTGGTGATGTCGTAGTACCGGCAGAGAAGGTCGGTCTCGTAGTCGGTGGTCGTGGAGTCCATCGCCGGGACAGTCGGCGAGAGGAGGTAGTCCGGGGTGGTCGGCGTCGCGTAGATACGCAGCGCGCCCCCAGCGTCGATGCCCCAGAACACATTCGACCCCTGCTGCCCGCAGTATGCGTCGAGCAGATCACCCACCGTGTACCACGTTGTGGCATCGAGGTTCGCCGCCGTTCCCGTGACGGCGAGCGTCACATCGAGCGCGGTGAGCGTGGTGGAATCGACCTGCCACTCAAGGCCAGACGCGATTGCGTTCTGGACGCCGACCTTGGGATTGAGAACGCCGGCGAACGTCCCAGAATCGAAGGCGATGAAGTCGGCTGCGCGCTTGAAGACACCGGCCGCAGTTGCCTCGCCGGTCTCGAAATCGATCGTCGTCAGAGTCGCACGCCCCAGCCTGACCGGGCCGCAGCGCAGTTCGAGGAGCGCTCCCTGAACGAGATACGGGCTCGAGAAGCCGCGCGGCAACGTCATGGAGAACGAAAGCGAGTCGAGACCGCACCCGCCAGCCGTTCCAAACACCGTAGAGAAGGCGATGTCACCAATGGGCGCCACGCTGTGCAGCGGCACCACACCGTCACTGGCGAGGGCGTAGACGGCGAGATCACTCATGCTGCGTCCACGTAGGTCGAGTGCGCCGAGCGATAGGAGATCGCAACATTGACTGTGTCGTCGACGCCAGCCGAGGCAACGTAGACGAAGTTGTCGCCGGGCTGCATCATGGGCGGCTCCATCTGAGCAAGAGTGACGCCGGGCCCGACATATCGCGTCGGGTCAGAGCTGAGGCCGCGCGTCACGGTCGGCACGCTTCCGGGGCGAGGCGACGCTGTGACGGTCACGCGAGAGTGTGCGGCTCCGAGCGCAGAGGAGCCGGCACCGGCGTCGACCATCGTCAGCGAAGTGGCCGGGTCGATCCTGAACATGAAGATCTCATCGAAGTAAAGGGCCCCCGAAGGGTCCGAGACGGTGACGTTGATCGTCGCCGATGATTCCGCTCCGGAGCCGATTCCTGCGCGGTCGATCGTGACGCTGCCGAGGGAGATCAGGGAGTCCTGTTCGGTGATGGTTACTCCCAGTGCCCCAGCCTCTACGACATCAACGACATTCCCGCCGATCAGTGTCTGGATGGTCAGAGCTGGAAGGATCGTCTTTCCTGAGGCGATTCCATTGACATCCGCGACGTTGGCGATGAACGCGTAATCGCCCTCGGGAAGATCGGTGGCCGAGACACTGAACGAGAACAGGTCCAGCCGAACCCAGTCTGTCGTCCCCTTGTAGAAGTGTGGGGCATCAGGCCGAGAAACGACCGTGTCGACGGAGGTCTGCGCAATCGATGTTGATTCGCCAGCGGTTCCGGACCACGAGTAGGACCATCCATCGGATGCAGCGGTGTCGCCGTCGAAGTAGTCGCGAACGGTGTCTGACTCCTCGACCATCACCGCATCCACGAAGAACACGAGTGTAGTGGAAGTCGCCGTGGCGAAGGGATAAATGGTCAGCGATGCGGCTTCGGCCGGAGCCTCGAATACGCCCGAAATGGGCACGAGTGTCGTCACGAGGTCATTGCCGGAGCCCGTAGCCGCCGGCACTACTCCTGATGCCGTCGACTCGACCAGCATCTTCCCTGTCGCATCGAAGAAGCGCGCGAGGAATCCCGCGGTAGTGGCGAACCAGCACCCAATACGGGCCTGAATGGCGTACTTCTGGCCCGGGGTGATATCTCCAATGGCGGGACTATTTACATACGAGCGGAGGCCGCCAGTCGTTGCGGTGTTGAGCGCGCGCAGGAGATTGCTTCCTGTGCAATTGATAAACGATCCCTGGGCGCCAGGGTTACTCCATTGCTGGATGGAAGAAGTATTCGTCCCTGCTGCCCAGCCTGTGGTGCCGGCCTCAAAGGATGGGTTCGGCATCAGATTGACGCGTTGCAGGGTGATCGGCTCGCCATCTATGTCCGTGGTAACCCTGGACCGCATGGCCGGGTCGTACTCATTCGGCCCGGTGTAGACGATCGTCTCCCCGAGACCAGCGCTAGCAGTGGCTACGACCGTGGCTGCGGCCGGGAACGTGCCCTCGACGGTAACGACACCGGATGCAAGGCCGGAGCCACTCAGCGTCGCGGTCGTCGCCTCGGCAGCGAGCACCTGCGGTGCCGTGGTCAGGTGCACCTCGAACCAGCGCAGCGGGGTGCCCTGCCACTCGGTCACGAACCTGTCATCACTGCCATTGGGCGCGGCGACATGCGAGGCATAGCCAGACAGGACCAACAGACACGACGTCGGCCCATCGGTCGGCGTGTAGCGCAACTCGCAGTCGCCGGCGTTGATCCACTTGGCGATAGCCTCGCCGCCGGCCGCTCGATCAGCCTCAGCCTCCGCGCGAGCGACGACATGGAAGACCGGCGTGCGGTCGGTGTAGCCGGTCTGGGTCTGAATGTCACCGAACATGGCCTGGATCGTGGACAGCTCGGGCTGCAACAGGCCCATGTCGTAGTTCGCCAGCAGGAGGTCGCAGGGGAGCCCGGAGTTAGCTGCGGACGCTGTCAGATCAAGGGTCCCAAGGGTCGGCGAGTAGAGAACGACCTGCATCAGCCCACCACCGCCTTGAACGCCTTCTTGACTTCGTCGCCGTACTTCGCGATCTTGGTCAGCTCCTTCTTCGAGAGCTTTCCGTCCTTGTCGTCCTTCTTGATCTGAGTCACGAAATCAGCCAGGACGTCGATCTTCTTCTGCAACGACGCAGCCTCCGCGCGGTCGGCCGCATAGGCGGTGGTCTGCGCCGCCGTCTGTGCTCCGATCTGCTGCGCGATGGAGTCGTTCGACTTGGTCATGTTGAAGATCTGCAACGCCTGGCCCTGGCCACCCTGCACCAACTCGTCCAGCAACGTCTTGTTGTTCGACTGGAGAAGCTGCGAGAGATAGTCACCCGATAGACCCCAGCCTGAAAGTGTGTTCACGTCGGCCAGTTCGCCTGACAGATTCGCGCCCTGTTGCTGGAGTTGGGCCTTGTATGCCGCCTCCGTCGAGCCCTTGATCGGGTTCCCGAAGAAGTCAGTGGCGCCGGTGACGTCCATGCCGAAGTCGGCGGGGTTGATCGCGCTGGCCAGATCCTTGCCCATCTGGACCATGTCCTTGTCCAGGTCCTTGATCTGGCCCTGGAGTGAGGTGATCGCGTCGCTGGCGTCCTTCTTCATGTCCTTGAACGCCTTCTTCAACTCCTTGCCGTGCGCGAGATCCTTCATCGTCCGCGAGAAGGACATCGAGCCCTTCTTCATCGCCGCGAAAGCCTTGTCGGCCTGGTCCTGCATCTTCTTGAGATCAGCCGCGATCTTGCCGCCGGTCAACTGCTCCCAGCCGGTGTCGGTGAACGGATCGAAGATGTCGACCGAATACGCCTTCTTCGCCTTCTTCGCACCCTTCGGCTTCTTGGCGCCGCCGATTGGGGGCAGGCTGAGGGGAGCGCCAGCGCCAGCAGGCTTGTAGGTCATGCTCGTCGTCAGCTGCTTCTGCAGCTTCTTGAGCTGATCCTCGGCCGGCGCGGTGCCGTACAAGTCCTTCCACTTGTCATCGGGCGCATTGAGAGCCGTCTTCAATGCTTCAATCTGCTGCAATACGTCCAGCGCATTGGTTCCGAACTGGATGTAGGCGCCGCCGGGAACGCTGCGAGCGGCGGTGGACATGATGTTGATGTCCTGGGCCGTCAAGCCAGCCTGCTTTGCCGCGGCAATGAACGCGTCGGCCGTCTTGTACGTGGCACCCGTCGTAGCGAAGTTGGACTCGGCAAGCGCATTCAATGCCTGTCGCGTGTTCCTGGCTCCCGCAGCCAGGTCGTCGAGCCGCTGCTTGACCTCGGCATCTCCATCGGCGGCAGCCAGGGTCTCGCTGCGATACGACCTCCACGCGGCACCGCCAGCCTTCGCAGCAGCCTCGGCCTCCGAGAGCGACGTGCCGGCATCCTTGAGCTTCTGCTCCACGTTCTCGGTGGAACCAGTGAGGTTGTCGAGGGCTCGCGCGGCCACCTGGATGCCAGGGACCCACTCCGCGATCTTGAGGCCCTGCTTCCACCAGGATGTGAGATGGGTGGAGGACTGCTCGAACCTGGCGTCGAGCTGGTCCCATGAGGTCGAGGTGGCGATGGAGTCGAGCGCATCCTTCGCCGACTTCACAGCCAGCGCCTGCTGACCGAAGATTCCCGTCAGGGCCCCTATCGCAACACCCCATGGGCCAGCAGCAGAGCCGACGAGTGCGCCGGTCGCCGCGAAGTTCGCCATCTGCCCAGCACCGGTCTTAGCGACGCCGGTCAGCGACGTCAGAGCGAGTGTCCCGGCACCAATCAGCGGGGCAGCCGAGGCAGCCGCGCGACCAACGCCGGCGATGGAGCCGGAGAGCTTCGTCGCCGACCCACTGGCCTCTTCCATCGCGGCCTGGGCCTGCTTGTACGTCTGGGCCTGAGAACCGCCCCGCTGGGCGCCGTAGTACGTCGGCAGACTGTTGAACGCCGAGGTCTCGGCGGTGATCTTCCCGCCGGCGGCACTCTTCTCGGCCTGGGCGACTTGGGCGGCTGCGACGCGGTTGATCGCCGCGACGGCGACATCAGCCTCGGTCGCGATCTGGCCCAGTGACTCCCGGTAGGCGGCGTTCATCTTCGCCGCGATCGACGACTGCTCCCCTGCTCCTTGCAGCGCCTTCATCAGGGAGCCGGTCGCGCCGGCACCGCGGACCAGGATCGACTCGCCAGCCTTGAGAGCGACATATCCGGCGCCGAGTGCGATCAGCGGCTCCTTGAGGTCCCACAGGTGCTTGCCGAGGTACTCAGCGCCCTTCGCGGCGTCGGTGAATGCCCTGCCGATGTCCTCGATCGTCTTCTTGCCGGCCGGGGAGTTCAGGTAGTCGAGGAACTGGTGCGCGGCCTTGTTGACCTCATCGAAAGCGCCCTTTCCGGCCTGAGCAAGTTCCTGCTGGAGGGTGTCCTCGATGTTGGAGATCGTGCCGGCCAGCGTCTTGGACTGGTTGGCCATCTGGCCCTTGAAGTGCGCCTCGATCTGCTTGACGAGCACCGGCACGGCCTGGTCGGACTTGATCAGGCCCTTGCTGATGGCCTTCTGCATGTCGTCGGTGGTCGCGTTGTACGCCTTCGCGAGATACTTCAGCGCCGGGATGCCGGCCTCCTGGAGCTGGAGAAGCTCCTGGGACTGGATGCGACCCTTGGACTGCATCTGCCCGAGCGCGAGCACCATGCGGTTGATCTCATCCTTGCCGCGACCGAGCCCGGCAGCAGCGTCACCGATGGCCTTGAGCTGTTCGTGAGCCTCCTTGGCCGAGGAGCCCATCGCGATCAGCTGCTGGTCATCGGTCAGCAGGTCGCCGAAGTTGAACGGGGTCGCCTTGGCGAAGTCCTTGATCCAGGACATCTCCTTCTCGGCGGCCTGTGAGGAGCCGAGAAGTCCCTTGAATGCGATGTCGGACTGCTCCAGCTTGGAGTTGAACCCGATCACCGAGTCGGCGGCCGCCCCAAGGGCACGCTGGATGCCGTTGATCGCGGTGTAGGCGCCGCCGTAGAGGAAGACGTTCTTGAACGCCGCGGAGACCTTCTCAGAGAATCCGCCGCTGAACTCCGACCCCGCCTTCGACCCGGCCGACCGGGCGCCCGACGAGGCGTTCGAGGTCAGCGTCGTGCCGAGCGTGCGGCCAGCCGCCTGCGCCTCGCGCTGTACCGAAGCCGCCATACCGCGGAACGAGGCCGTGACCGCGACGTGCGCAGCGGCGATCTCGGGGCCAAGACCCTCAGCAGGCATCCGGGCCTCCCTTCGCGCGCTTGGCGGCGTTCTTCGCCTTGAACCGCTCGTAGTTGCTGTTCCACTCGGCAGCGACCTGCTCTGTGGTCTTCTGCTTGATCTCGGGTCGGGACCAGTGCGGGCCAGCCACGCCTCGCGATGCGGCGATCTGGAGATCAGCCAACGCGAAGTCGCTCCACGAGAACGGGTGCGAGAGGCCCTGCGTCTCTGCGCCGAGTTGCGTGGCCGGGTTGGCAGCCAGGCGACGGCATATCCGGGCGGCGCGCTCGGCGGGCATCCGCGCAGTGTCAATCACGTCGGCCGAGAGATGGAACTCGTGCTCGAAGTCGTACTCGACGGCTCCCAGGTGGTCGGCTAGGACCCCTGCGAGCCAGAGGATTCCCCCGACTCGTCGGTGACCTCGCTGCCGTCGTGCGCCGTCCATGCCTTGAAGAACTCGAAGAAGTCCCTGTAGCCGTTCTCGGCGCTGTTCTCGATGAGACGTGCGATTGCGAGGGCTGTCGGCGCGTGCGAGTCCTCCGTGAGGTGCTTCTCGATCGCCAGCTGCATATCACCGAAGCGGGTCAGCAGGTTGTCGAACTGATAGCCCTCGCGGCCGAGTTCAGCGCGGCTGCGGGCGGCCTCCGCCAGCGACACCTCATGCGGCTGGTAGAGCGTCGGATCGAACGTCGGCATCTCGTACTGCTTGCCGTCGACCTGGAACGTGAACGGCTTCGGCTTGGGCTTGCGAGCGACCATGTGCGGATTCCTCCTGTGCGGATGGGGTGCGGATGTGCGGATGGAGTCCTCGCCGGACGGCTCCGCACGAACCGTCCGGCGAGGGGCCTGTTACGACTCGGCGCCAGCGGGCAGGAAGACGCGACCCTTGATCTTCGAGACCGGGTCTCGGTCTCCGGACCAGGACGCCTGGATGGTCGGGACGCCGTCCGTGCCGCCGACGGCGAGCTTGACGCCGTTGGTGATCGATCCGATGGCGTAGGGCGCGATGGCGGCGATGGCGTCGCCGTTCTCGTCGACCGCGATGGCGACGACCTCGATGTGGTCGGGGACGTCGCCAGTGATGTCGATGTAGTCGTTCGCGCCGAACGAGACCCCGGTCGCGGCCTGCCACAGATCACGGTTCCGGATCTCGATGAACGTGCCAGCGATCGTCAGCGCGTCCGTGTTCGCCGTGTAGGTCGCGACCTCATCCACCCCACCGTCGACTGCGGCTTGGATGGTCGCTCGGTCCGGGGCGCCCGGGAAGGTGACAGTGGAGCCGTCCGAGGCGAGCAGAGTGCCCAGGAACGTGTGTGTCGTGTCGAGGTTCGACAGGTCGGCGTAGGACGTCAGGGTGGCGCCGCCCTGGTTGGGGCGCACGAAGATGCCGACAGCCTTGCCCGCGAAGGCATCGGTCGGGTTCATCTCGATGGTGGTGGTCATGGATTCCTCCTTGGGAGCAGGTGAGTGACGCGAGCCCGTGGCGGCTCAGATCCCCGTGTGCGGCCGAGGAGGTAGAAGGGTCAGGCGGCGGTGGTGCCAGCGCTGACGTAGTTGACGGACAGCACCCGCTTGGGTCGTCCGGTCACATCCGATGCGGCAGTGGGGCCGAGGACGCGGGTGATCGCGGCGATGCCGTTTCCGGTCAAGTCGGGCAGCGCGGCCTTGACGTACTGCGCCGCCTGGAGCGTGGTGTCGTAGTCGCCGGCCGGACCGAGCAGCGTGATGGTGAGTAGGCCCGTGTCGACGATCTGCCGCCCGGTAGCCGTGCCGGGTGCCACGACGATGAGTCGGTCGGGCCCCTCGTTCGTGTCGGTCGGGTAGACGGTGGTGACGGTCCAGCCGGTCAGGAACGCCTCATCGCGGTCAGCGAGCCACGCCTTGAGGTTGAGCATCAGCGCCGACTCGGGGATCGGGAACAGGACCATGACTCACCCCTTGAAGTGCCCGACAGCTGACTTGCCTGAGTTGGGCGTGCCAGCAACCCACTGGTCACCGTCGCCCGACTTCCACCCCTTGCCGGTGAACACCACGGCAGCGGCGGGACGGTCGGTATCTAGGGACATGCCGAGCGCGTCGCTGGTGGTGGACTCGACCGAGACCTCGGCGGCAAGGTTCGCGGGATCCTGGAGAGCAGAGGCGACGGCGGCAACCTCGGAGGCTGCCTCGGTCACCTTCTGCGCCACACCGGAGGCGTTCATCATCGCGGCGAACCCGGCGTGGTTGATGGTGACCGTGACCTCGGCGGCCATCAGGACTCCTCGTCCTCGGTCTCGTCGAACTCCTGATCGAGGTCATCGCCGCAAGCATCGCGGAATGCCTCCTTGACCTGCTCGCCGAACTTCTTGATCTGCCGCTCTTCCCTGGGCGTGAGTCGACTCTCGTCGTCGCCGCCGACAGGGAGGCCACAGTGGGGGCAGTTGGGCATCAGTCGCTCACCTTCTCCAGTTCGACCGCGATACCGCCGCCGGGAGCGAAGGTTCCGCCATCCCAGACATGCGGGTCACCCACGACGTCATAGGTGACGCCATCGACGACCATGCGGTCACGTGCCTTCACGTCCGGCACGGGAAGGCCCTCGCGATAGAGCGTCGGACGAGTTGTGATCGGCTGCCGGTCGACCTCGTTCGGCATCGTGGTGCCGCCCGGGTCGAACAGCCAGCCGTCCGTGGTGTCCTCGACTGGGTTCGACCAGTCGAGAGAGGTTGCCCCGGTGATCGGGCTGACGACTTCGGCCGCGCGCTGGCGGATGACCCGCATCAGCCGAACCACTCGCCCGTGAACGGGTCGACGTTGACCATCCGGTGCGGGTGCAGGTCGCCCCGATAGGTGCCGATCGTTCCGATGCCCGCACCGCGCTTGCAGATAGCCTGAAGGTCGTTGATCTCCGAGGGCCACAGCCGGTAGCCAGTGGTCCTGGTCGGCTGCTGCGGCTGGGTCGTCTTGGTGAACGGTCCTCGGACGACCGTCTCGCCGACCGCCGAGACGCCGTCGGTGATCCACCGCTCCAGCGCCGACATCAGCACGAGTTTGGCATCGGCAAGCTGATCGGCTGTCGGGGCAGCGTCACCAGTGCCACCGAGGCAGGGAGCAACGCGGACGGCGCGGGCATTGAGCCCGGCGAGCATCAGGACCAACTGGCTCCCATCGACCTGTGCAGCGAGGTCGGCGGGGATGTCAGTCGACTCGATGATCTCAACCATCAGCGTTGCCCCCTGGCCTCAGGCGAGGCTCAGGACTCCTCCGAGCCGAAGGTGCCGACCCGGACGAGACGGTAGTTCTTCGTCACGCCGCCGATCTCCTGCTCGACCGAGGCGCCACCGAAGAAAGTGTCCACGACGAGCTTGTCGGACATGTAGTTGATGTCACCGGCCTGCGAGTACCGCACGGGGATGCCGTTCTGGCTCGTGACCACCGAGACGGGCAGGCCCTGGATCGGGTCCGGGGCGGCGAACACGGTGGCGATTGCCATCTGCTGGCCGACGAAGAACGCGTTCGGGTCGAGCCGGTTCGAGGAGTAGACCGACAGGCCGGCGAACTCGCCGATGAGGGCCTGGCGAGTGGCTGCGGTCGCCGGGGCGTCACCGCCGATCTCAGCGGTGAATCGCTTCGACTTGAGGATGTCGGTCTTGGTGGAGCGTCCGACGAGGATGTACCGACCACCAACATCCACGTTGGATCCGTCGAGGACCTCCTGGGCGTCGAGAGCAGCCTCCCACGGGTCGGTGGTGCCCGGGGTGTAGTCGAGCGTCTCGTTGGGCGTGGCCGCGTTGAACTCGTCGGCGACCTTCTGGTCAGCCAGGGCCGCCACGGACTTCATCGCGGGGATGACGAACCGCTGCATGAACGGCTTGATGTCCAGGGTCAGCTCGGCAGTGGTCGCCTTGAGTCCCTTGCGCAGCCACGTGTCGAGCACGATGTCGACCTTGGTCTCCTCGATCTCGTCAAAGGCGACAGGGTCGGCGGAGCGGAGAGCGACGGCATCGGCGTCGAGGACGGCGGGCAGCCACAGGCTGTAGGTGTCGTCCTTCGCGCCCACGAAGTCATCCTTCGTGATGCCTCGGTAGGTGAGCGCCGTCCCGGCGAGCGAGACGGCCTGCTCCAGGGCGAGAGCCGCACCAGCGGCGATGACCTCGGCCTTGATGGTCACGTTAGCCATGTCTGATTCCTCCTGATGGATAGGTGTGAACCGCCGCTCGCATGGCTACGAACCGTGCGGTGCGCCCGTCAGAACAGGTCCTTGACGAGCTTCTCCATGTCCGGGTCGACGTCCTCGCGGACGCCGTTTCCGGGCACGAACGTCTCTCGGCCGCGCTGAGCAGGCGGCTGGTTGGTGGTGTTGGCGGCGGCGATCTTGGCTGCGAGTGCGGGGATCTTGTCGGCTGGAACGCCGTCGAACAGCGCCACGTCCTCGTCCTTCACGCCCGCCTTGGCTAGGACCGCCTCGCGCTCGGCCGCGGCAGCCTTCTTGATGGCTTCCTCAGCCTTCTTGTTGGCAGCGTCGATAGCCTTCTGTGCCTCGGACTTCTGTGACTCGATGAGCCTGTCGTGCTCGGCGGCCTTCGCCTTGATGTCGTCGTAGTCCGCGTACTTGGAGCGCTCCCGGGCGATGCGCTCCTTGATCGCGGCGTCGAACGCCTCCTGGGACGTGATGGGGACGAACTCCTGCTTCCCGCCTTCGCCGGAGCCGCTGCCGGCGCTGCCGCCCTCACCTCCTGCCTCGGTCTCGATGAGCATGAGGAAGGGGTAGCGGTCAGTGATCTTCCGGTGCATGACACCGTCTCCTTACGTGCCAGCGATTCGATTCCGCTCGCTGTCGGCGTAGACCCGTCGTGCGTAACGGGTGGCTTATGTGGGGATGGCTCGCGCGCGCAGGTACGCCAGGCTCGTTAGAAACTCAGCGGCAAGGGGGTACGAGCGTTTGGTGAGCGTCCTTCGCGGCGGAGTAGAACATCGGCCGCTGTGACCGCGTTGACGCGCGCGAGCGAGGTCTAGGTGAGCCCGTGGTCCTTCATCCACTGCTTGGCGCGGGCCTGGTCGGCAGCGGATGTGCCGCGCGCGCTCGGTGTGGCCTTGCCGCCGGTCTCGGTGAAGATGTCGACTGCTCCGTCCCATAGGGAGATCGCGACACAGTGGCAGTTGTCGTGCGGCGCGAACGATGCCGTCTCCCGGGTCCTGTAGACGGCGCCGCGACCGGCGAGCATCCGGCAGAAGGGGCACGCGTCCGGGGATGTCTCGCGCGCCCAGCCGCGTCCCTTGGGGTCGGCGAGGTTGGAGCCCGTGATCGTTCCGTTGGCGGCCTGCGTGGTGCGCAGGTCGATGCCTCCCGCGAGGTACTGGGTGAACCCGGTGACCGTGCTCGCCTGCGCGAACGACCACCCGATGAGCGAGTCGATACCGAGGTCGGGCAGCACCGCGGTGGCGGTGAAGGCGCCGGCCACCTTCGATGCATCGCGGAGTTCGTCGTACCACTCGGCCGCGAGCGTCGCCGCCATGGACTGCGAGCCGGCGACGACATCGGGCAGCCATGACGCGAGGAGGCTTGTCGCAGCTGCCTTCGCGGCGGTGTCGCCCTTGAGGATCGCGGCCTCCAGTTCGGGCTGCATGCCGTCGAGGACATAGGTCAGGTAGTCGAATGCCTCGTCGCGGATGACCTGGATCGAGGAGCGGAACTCAGCCGCGGTCGACGCCACCGGAGCCACCGGCCTGCGATGCCTGCTGCGTCTGCGTGGCGCTCTGGCGCGCGGCGATCATCTGCTGGATCAGCGACTCCCCGCCTTGACGCGTTGCCGCCGACTTCCACTTTTCCGCCATCGTGTAGTTGACGAACGGCAGCATCGGCCACAGCTCGGTGACCGGGACTTCGAGCATGGTTGCGACCTTGCCGAGCGCGTCGGCGGCGGCCGACATGGTGCGCACCTCGGTGTCTGCCCAGTCAGCGTAGATGTCGAAGTTCGCGGCGTCCTCGGTGCGGCCCTCGATGTGGGCGGCCAGGCGCAGCGTGTCCAGGTGCGAGACGCCGATCATCTTCCGGTACTCGTCCCGCTTCGCGTACAGCGAGGCGCGCGCCTCGGCGATGGCGTCGGCCGAGACGTTGATGAACTTCCCGAGTGCTGTGATGGGGGTCTGCGAGAGGGCCGAGAGCACATCGATGTCAGCCTCGTGTGCCTTGATCGTCGGCTCGACTGAGGTCTCGTCCAGTGTGCTGAACTGGACTCCCTCCTCGCCAGTCAGGATGTCGTCATGGGCGAGCTTGATCTTGTCCTGCTCGGTCAGCTTGTCGCCATCGAGGCCGGTGGCGGTGCGGACCTTCCATGAGTTCTTGTGCTGGATCAGGAGCCGGTCGTAGGCCGTCTTCTCGATCCGGCCGAACAGCGGAACCAGTGGCGCGATCTCGCCGCGGGACACTCCCTCGAGATCCAGTTGCGGCGCGTACCGGATGAATGGCACCACCCCGTAGTCGAATGGGTTCTGCTCGACGTACCTGATGTCGCCCGCTTCGCACGAGAGCGTGTAGACGGTTCCGTCCTCATCCCACAGCATCAACAGACCAGGGTCGAGCGGGTTGCTGAGGTCCCACTGACCGACCTTCTCCAGTGCGTACAGCGGCTTCGCGTCGTCGTCTCGGGAGTCCCGATAGACCACGAAGGCGTCTCGGGCCGACCGAGCGTTGATCAGTGCCTTGCTGTCGTCGCCCCGGGTGACTCGCGTGTATGCCTCGCCGAACGCGATCGATCCCCGGTGGAGGCGGACCTGCACGCGATCCATCCGGTTCCGCTTCCAGGGCGCCCAGATCCGTGCCACTGCCGGGTCGTCGGCCTGCTCGGTGTAGATCGACTCAAGGTCGAGGGTCTGCGCGACCGTGGAGACGACGATGGCACCCCATGGCGCCTCGGATAGCTCTTGCAACGCCCTGTGCTCGTAGTTCGCTCGCCTGGACAGCGGGAACTTGCGGCGGTCGCGTCGAGGGTTGAGCCAGCCGTCGATGAGGTCGAGGGTCTCCAGGCTGCGGCGCCACTTGGGAAGGAGCTGCTCAGTCACAAGAGCTTCGACATCGCTGGGCTTCATAGGACGCGGCCTCCCTTCGACTTCGTGGTCATGGCCGCATACACGGCTTCGGTCATCGCGATCGCCGGACCGATGTCGAACGAGTCAGAGCGGGGCATCAGGAGCCAGCCGCCGGCCTTGCGATCCTCGCGGCGGGCGCCACGAACGGCGGTGTCGAGATCCGGCTGGCCGCCATGAGTCAGGCGACGTTCCTCGACCATGCCGAGCCAGAGCGCGTTCGCTGCCGTGGAGTCGGCCAGCGTGTGCGCTGATGCCTTGTAGCCGCGCTGCTTGAGCTTCTCGCCGAGTGCCTTCGCCGCGCCCGTCGAGTCGTGCTTGATCGGCGTCTTCTTCGTCGCATGCCGGGTCAGGAAGTTGAACGCCTCAAGCTCCGACTGCGTGCTCATCGCTATCTCGACGTGTGCCGACTCGCCCTCGACCCAACAGGCGGTGATGCAGAACCAGCCTGAGCGGGTGGAGTTGACCCCGAATGCAGAGACCGGCCCTAGGTCGGGCTCGCTGCGGAGCGTCGTCCAGAGGTTCGCCGAGACCACCGAGTCTTGCGTCTCGCGGTCCCACTTGCCGAGGATCTCCCGGGCGAAGTCGTCTGGGCTGAGGTCCGATACCTGGGTGAGGATCGAGTCCTTGTCGACTCGTCGCGGAAACGCCGGGTTGAGGCTCTCGATGATCGCCCAGAACTCCGCATCGACCTCCAGTTGGTCGATGTCGTAGACCGGCATCTCGTAGTCGTCAGGTGCGCCGAACTCGACATAGACCCCGCGCAGGCGACGGCCCTCGCGGATCGCGTCCAGTGCCTGTCGGCGCTTGCGGGTGAAGACCTCCGCGCGCCAACCGAGAGCCGGCCGCGGGGGAGTGCCGATGAAGAACGTCAGCCCGAAGCGCGAGGTCAGCATCGTCGGCTTGATGTTCGCGACCGCGCTTTGGGAGAGGTTCTGCGCCTCGTCGAAGACCACGATGTCAACGGCCGCGATACCGACGCCGAAGCCACCCTCACGCGGCGAGAAGTGGATCGCGGATCCGTTGGTGAAGTAGATCGCCAACTGGCCGTTCGTGCGGCGGAACTGGCGGATGTGCGGCGCGACCATCGGCTGCGAGGTCAGGAAGTCCATGTCCCCGAGCAGGTCCATGATCGTGCGCTCATGGTGGGCGGTCCACAGGCACTTGAGGCCAGGGATCGCGATGCACAGGCCGATCAGACCAATGCCGATTCCGCGCGACTTGCCGACCTGGCGCGGAATCGACGCCGTCACGCCCTCGATACGGCACGCGAGAGAGCCGGTCGCGGTTTCCGCCAGCCCGAGCGTCCATAGATCAGCCTGCCAGCCGTCGAACTCGAACCCGAGCCGGACGATCTCCGCCCCGAGCTGCTCGGCCAGCGGCGATGCGACTGCGGCGGCCGGGTAGATGAAGTGCTTGGCGTAGTTGACCAGTGGTGCCGGGTTAGCCCGACTTGGCGAAGCGGTTGGCATCGAACTTCATCGAGACGACGTTCGACTGCGCCTCGGCCAGCTTCTCGTCCGACTTCTTGGCGTTGCGGAGCCGGACGATCTTCTCCATCAGGCGGTCGGCCTCGATCGAGAGCGCCTTGACCTCGGTGCCCGTGATCGGACGCTCGTTCTCGGCCAACTCTCGGCGCGGGTCCAGCATCTCGGCGACGATCTCGTAGCGTCGCTCAGCCTCGGCCAGCACATCGCCGGCCTCCATCGCGGAAACGAGGTCGTACACATCCTCGGCCATTGGCGGCCACCTCCCAGAACCGCCGGTTGACCGCCCGGCGTCGGCGTAGGTGCGGCCGGGAGTGGCCGCAAGATCAGATGAAGCGCGGGTTGATGTACGTCGCGCGCACGGAAGCGACGGGCTTAAGGCCGTCCGACTTCTCGCGGTTGCACTGGCGACAGACGCCCTGGCAGTTATCCAGCGCATCGGCATCGGCGTCCGTCCAGCCGAGTTGCTTGGCCTCCTCGGACGAGACGATGTGATCGACCTCGAACGAGCGCGGATGCGGCGGCTTGGCGTCATAGTCGATCTGACCGCCAACCGCGATGCAGTCAGCCGTGATCATCAGCGCGCACGGTGCATCGCCGTCACGGCGGCGCACCTCGCGGCGACGACGGTTGCGGATCGTGGTCGAGGCGAACGGCATCCGGCACCCCCAAAAAAGCGGCGGAGGGAGAGAGACGCCTA